ATTGTATCGAAGATGGCATCATCAATATTGCGTGGCATGGCTTTCCTTATGTAACGTATCAGTAATGAAGGTTGCCAATATTTTAACCACTGCTGGAGACGCAATAGCACTGAACAAATCCATATTCACACTACAAAGACTAGATCGAATACAATCCAATATTGAGTAATAATCACACTCGTCAGGCAAGTCGAACTGAAGGATCAGTTGATCGTAGGATTCTCCAGGAATATGTGTTAATTCATTCAATGGATTACCCCATTTTCTCATGAAGTCCTGATAGAGGCTATCTCCAGGCTCTATGATGACCGTGATTTGAGTCCGCTTTTTTGTAAACATCGCGTTCACCCTTCGCGTTCAAACCGCCTCTAAAACCGCCAAATCGACCCGCGGTGGCACTTTTGGCCTCCACCGCGCTCGTTCGTCTTGCCAAGCTTTTCGCGCTCGTCCTGGCCCCGCTTTGGCGTTCGTCCAAAATTGAACAACGCGATATTTGATTCAGACATAGGTGTGCGGACCCAGCTATATGCAAGAGTACCCTATCGTCTATTCTCCATTCCACCTAGCCTACCATGGACGGGAGTAATCTCCATGATAGACAAGGCGCAAGGGAGCGCGGCCAACCTCCGCCCCAGAGAAGCAGCGGTCCCTGTGCTATATGCACAATACAGTACGTGGATACCTACGAATGAACACAAGCATGCAATCTATATTACATGCATAGTGCGGCTCAATATCTACTGGCCTATCCTTTGCTTTGCTTGGGAGAGGCATGGTTCTACCACATATGTCACATATGGTAAGAGTATCGATGCTATTCATGTACTATCCCCTCCATCCAATACGCTGTAGGTAGCAGGCCCTACAATGCGGTAACCCATGTATAGCATGACATAGGACCTCTATCACGACCATGCAGCGTATGCACCTATGTCTCATTGTAGACCCTACTTAAGCATGTATCTCGTATACTGTGATAGCCTACGCAGGCTGTACTTGTCCCGCATGCGGCGATTCCAGTCAAGGGGCGTTTCGGCCCTAGAAGCGAAATCTAGGACGGGCCTAGGTTTGGCATTGGCCAAGTGAATTACGGTGATCTCAGCCCCGCTTTGGCCCATTGCGCCCCTTATTCTGAACTGGCTTCGCAGCGCGGTTTGCGTTGATTTTGGGGTTGGGCCGATAGTTCTCACTTTTTCCCCACAAACAGGCTCGCCACGTAGGCCTCATGCATTCGTTTCGAGTATTGCTCCGCACGGAACTTATTCAGTTCGCGCTTTTCCATCCAACATGCAAAGCCGATATAGCACGCTCCGAAGGCTACTGCATAGAGTAAGGCGAATAGAATATCCACGATCTTATCCCTGGTGAATAGGTCCGTTCGAGGGCGCAACCCGTGTTGCGCCCCCTGGCTGACCTAATCCGTTGACTCACCAGCGTCTAGAGTTGCTTCATCCACGTCAAGGCTACCCTTGGTGACGGTCAATCCGTACCGCGCTAGGATGGCAGCGTGGTTGTCAATCTCCTGATTAGTAATCAGATTGCCGCCGACCGAGAACGTGAGATTCTCAGCGATCTGTAGCCTACGGGGACCGAATGCGTTGAAGTTGAACATGATTTTCCCAGTCTCCAACTTGACCGTCGGGTTCGCTGTCAGTACATGACGCTCCCCCATGTACTCGATGATAACCTGAGCCGTGGTAGGTAGACCAGCGGCTGCTAGTTCCTTCACGGCATCTTGCTTCATGGCTGACTTTGCCAGCTGTTGTGGAGTTCTAGTCGCTCCTGGCACTGCACTCTGTACTCTCATACGTCACCCCCAGTTATGTCCCGCAGTCGGTGCGGGGCCGGACCCCGAGGAAATCGGTGTCGCCAGGCCGTTGAGCAAAAGCCGTGCCACACAAGGGGTTGCGGTGTCGGCGGGCGACACCCCCAGCGGTTGTGGCTAGTCGGGTAAAATACGTAGAGCCAAACCGCCACAGTGAGGCCCTTTTGGCCACAGTGACATTTTCGGCACAGCGACACCGGCACGGATTATGCTCCTCGCGCGATGCAAGGTCCGCGCCACTTGAGCGCCTCGGCTGGTATGCAAGCCGCATGCCTAATAAGTGTGTCATAAAGGAGACAGTATGCAAGGACCATGCCCGCGAAGTGATGTCCGACCAACTTAGTCGCACTGTATACAAATAGAGACACCTGTATCTCAAAGGATACACTAGCCTGAGAACGTCACCTAAATGACACACACTACAGGTAGGGGGTACACTTGTGTGGCACCCCCATATGTAGGTGTGGCGTGGGGCAGGTCAAGGCAATTACGGTGCCATTTCAATGGTTTACGGGGTGGCGTGGTAAAAACGACACACCTTCTGTGGCCACCCCATTGATTCTCAGTTGATTCTCAATTAGAAAAACGCCAGCACAAAAAGCGACATAGGGGGCAACGGTGGGGGATCGGTTTCAGTGAGGGTTGTGTAAGCGCCACGGTAGAGGACCTGACGCGGCGTATTGTAAACATGGAGCGGCGTATTGTAAACATGGCGTGAGGCGGCCCCGTGAGTGGGCCGACGACCCCTCGAACCCTCAAGCCCTTGATAATACAGGCGAACTAACTATTATCGTATCTAACCCGTTGATTTCATTGAAATGACCACATTTATTTTCATCTCTACGTAGTTTACCCAATTGACTACTAAATTATCATAGCTATCTCTATATTCAAGAGAGGCGCACGCCGACTGAGTGCTGGAGCTGAGCCAAGTGCTCGCCTATTGGCTCGCACCATAATGTTTCTTTCAATGGAGTACTATGCCAAAAACCAAGGCACCGAAGCGTGAGTCTGTGGGCGACCTCACCGAGAACGAAGCAATGGAGGACATCGGGGGCCTGGACCCCGGCGAGACCCCAGACAACCCAGGCAAGGACCACAACCCTGGTCGCGGGATCTACCGCACCAAGCTGAAGGAGTTCGCTCTCCTGAAGGACGAGGACAAGCACCATGCTCTGCGGGAGACGTGGAAAGAGGTCGCGATGGGTGCTGCTACGAGAGCTAAGGCATTCGTGGCCACCTGTAGCCCAAAGGACTTTGGTGCACTGCAGCGGCTCATCATCTCGGGAGCAGTCTCGCTCGACAAGGCTTTCCCCCCGAAGCAGGAGCCCCTCGGGCCGAAGTTCATAGTCAATATGTTCGGCTCGCTAGGGCAGCGGGCTGCATCGATAGCTACGCCCGATATACCAACCATTGATGTCACTGCGAAGGAGATCGAGGAATGGCCAAGTTCAAGTTCGACAAACATGATAACCTTGTCGCCGATAGCGATGGAAACCTCGACTATGACGAAGCCGTCAACGCCATAGTTGAAGCCACAGCAGCCGAGATCGAGGCTCACCTGTGGGAGATGGTAGACCAGCTTGAGGTCGTGGTATCCGAGGAAGTCTTGGATGCCGAGGCGGACGATGATGACGAGTTTGATGTTGAGGTAGACGACGATGCCGACCTCTCAGAAGAAGTCTAGATACGACGCCGAAGCAGCCCAGTATTACAAGGATGTGCACGACTTCCTGAAGCAAGTGCACAATGGCCGACGTGTGGCTAATGCTGATCCACATGACCCCAAGTACTCGCAGGAAGCGGACGATGCGCGTCAGGCAACACGCATGGGCCTGAAGGATCAGATTCGCTTTGGTCCATCCACACCCGTATGGAAACAGGCTCCACCTGTAGCGGCAACTCCAGCGCCCCAACCAGGATTCATGGATAGCGTGCGCGGCTATGCTGAGCAAGCCCCCCGTTATCTCAGTCAGGGCCTGAATTATCTCAAGTCCTTCGTGCCACCCCCGCAGCGCGACCCTAATGAGTCGTACCGTGGGCATGACCCCAAGGTTGGCACTGACCCACGACCTGACCCAATCATGGGTGCACTCGCTGACCCACGCAACTCCTGGATGGGCCTTGGTCCGGTTGCTGGGATGGCCAAGTTTAGCAAGATGGGTGAGGGAATGGGCGCTTGGGATGACTTCATGCGCAAGCTACGTCAATCTGGCCCACCGGATACTGGTGGCTTCCACGTTCCAACGGCTAAGCTGCGTGGTGATGATCCATTCATGGCCATGGACCGTAATCTGGATGAACCTGATATACGTAGTGACTATCTCTTTGGCCGCAACATCGAGAACAAACTTGCTGAGCAACTGTCTAGTCCAAATATCCTTCAGGCGAAAGCCGCCAATGAGCGTTATAGCGGGTTACACCCAAATGAACAGCAATCCGTTGACCTGACACGGAGTGGCCAAGCTGCGCTGGCGAACGAGCGCGGGCGTGGTCTGATTCCTGAGATGGGTGGAGCGGAGCCCCCCGCAAACATTTTAGATATGAAATGGAAGCGGAGCAAGTGATGCCAACAAACGAAGAGTTAATCATTACTAGTGCACGGGTCATGCAGCACGAGTCGCGGCTTGGGCTGATTGAGTCTCAAGTGACTGAGTTGCTAGTGCGGGTCGGGACACTAGAGGCCGTGCTTGCCTTGAATACTGGGCGTATAGCCGAGATCCAGACAGACTACCTTAGCGATCGTGCGGCCCGTGAAGATAAGTTCCTTGAAATCCTTGATAAGGCCATTGTTAAGGCATAATGGTACAGCGCGACCGTTCGCTCTCCTATGCCCTGAACGAGGCTGGCGAAAGCGCCGCCTGGCATTGGGATAAACTCCCAGCTCAGGAGCAATTCCTCACTGCGCCAGAGCCCTTTACGTGCTTTTCGGGTGGCTTTGGCTCGGGTAAGACCACCGCCCTGTGCGCGAAGATCATCCTCCTGATGACGGCGATCCCCAACAACCTTGGGTATCTCGGTCGGCTGGATGGTAAGTCATTGCGGCACAGTACCCTGCTTTCCCTGCTGGACATGCTCCCAAAGGAGTACATCCGCAAGCACAATGAGCAGAACGGGTTCATTCAACTCCACAACGAGGTCGGCGGGAGCAAGCTCGTCTACGGCGACTTCAAGGATCTCAATGACCTTAAGAACATTCCGCTCGGGTTCTACGCGATCGACCAAATGGAAGAAGTCCCATCCAGTGTCTGGGAGTACCTCGCTGGTCGTATTCGACGCAGGACTCCAGTGCTCCTCGAAGGGGGCGCTCGTCAGTACTATGTCGCCGGACGGTGCCGCAAGAATCTCGTGGATGCCAAGGGCCGTCATTACGCGACTTCAGCGTATGTCTCCACGCTCCGCTGCGCACTCTGCCGCGAACCCCTCCCGCCTTACTCAGATCAGACAGCGCCAGGAGGTGAGCATCCACCTTGGGACCTCATCGTCTATAAGCGCTACGGCTTTGGCGTCTGCAACCCCGAAGGCCCCTCGCACTGGATCTTCAAGACCTTTTGGGATCTTCCCGGTTCCGGACACACGAGCACCGGCAAGGTTGACAAGAAAACCGGAACCAAGTACCGAGGCTTTCACGCTAGCATCTATGACGGACTCCATGCTGGGTTCATTGACTCGGAGTACGTTGGAAACCTGGAGACGCTCTACGCCGACAAACCGACCATGTGGGACCGCTACATGCTCGGTACCTGGATCGAAGCTGAAGGACTCGTCTACCCCTCCTGGAACCGAGGCCTCCACACGTTCGACCTCCAAGCTCCCCGCGCAACCGGTGAGCCAGTGCTCCGACCCGGAAGCGGATGGCTGTTTGAGTACATTGACCACGGACTCACTGCTGCCACTGCGGTCGGGTGGCTATACACTGAACCTTGTGATTGCGGATGTGGGAAGACCAATTTCTACCTCTTGGATGAGCATTATGAAGGCGGAAAGGTCGTCAGCTACCACGCGGCACAAATCAAGGCCCACCGTCTCCGACTTGAAGGCTTCCCGATCCAGGCTACATACCTTGATAGCCAAGCGTTCTCACGCACCCTCATGGGCGGTAAAGGCACCCCGCGAGAAGATGAACTCTACTCTATAGCCGATGAGTTCCTCGACAATGACATCAGTGTAGTACCTAACCAGAAGGATTGGAAAGTGGGGCATGATAAGATCAGCGGACTTCTACTTACTGATCCTAACCATGTGCATCCCATTTCTGGTCATCGCGGTGCACCTCATCTTCTTGTTAGTAGGTCTGTTGGAGCCTTCATCAAAGAGATCGAAACCTACAAGTGGAAAGTGGTGAAGGGCTCCGTCGAGCCCCGTAAGGACGAGGCCGTAGATGGGAATGACCACCACATGGATGGACTCAATGGATTCCTCGCCTCGCGTCCTGCGGAGATCATGCATTGGGTGCCACCAGCCCAGGACGACTGGGCCTTCGAGCGTGAGTTATCACAGTTCGCACCAGTTGCGGATCATATGAGGGCTTAGTGGATATAAAAGGTGAATACGTACAACTCAATGATTCACTGCGCAAGAAGCAATCGTACTTCCGCACGTGGGCAACCGCGACTGACAGTGCCCGCCGCAAGTTCCGTCGTGACTACGAGTACGTTGAGGGGAATGGTAAGCAGTGGAATGCCGCGTCCCGCCAAGAAGTCCTGAAGTCAGGTAGACCGGCTCTGGAATTCAACCAGATCCTGCCTCAGTTGGAGTTTGTCGCTGGCATGCAGCGCGACATGGAGATCGACTATCGCCTCCTGCCCAGGGGGTTTAGCGATGTACGGCTGGCCGAGATTGCTACCTCAGTTCTCAAGGCTGCTTCTGACTTCGCGCGGCTCCCTCGTACCAGCGACCGCGTGTTCGACGATGGAACCATCTGTGGCCTGGGCGTGTGGGAGGTGATGCACACCTTCGACGACGCTGATGACCTGTTGTGGGGGGACATCGTGGTCTCCCGCATCAACCCGATGGCCTTCATCTATGACCCGTGGGCCACGACCATGAACTTCCAGGATGGGGCCTATATGGGTAAGGCCACTTGGATTCATATTGACGACTTTAAGAAGAAGTACCCCAAGTTTGCTCACCTAGCGACGCCAGGCGAATGGTTGAGCCGAACCAACGAGTTGATAGGCTCCTCAGATGATCTGGGAACTGGGCAGAACCTCATTCCCGAGCTTTGGGACCATGAAACCGGGCGTATACGCCTGCTGACGATGTGGTGCAAGGAACCAGTCGATCTAGTCTTCGCCGTCAATGAGAAGACAGGTGAAATCCAGGAGTTCAAGTCTAAGGACGCGGCTGAGTCTGTCCTGGCTGGCATGCGTGAGCAGGCTGGCACACAGGCCACGGCTCCCTATCAGATAGTGACCCAAGGGGTTACGGCTGCGGTCGCTGACATCCAGACTGGGCAACCCCTGGTCAACCCTATGACTGGTATGCCGCAGGAGTTCGCCTCCCCAGAGATGGCGCAGGCGCACCTCAACGCGCTCAGTGGGAGGGCCGGGATGGACGTGTACGAGCAGTACCAGGTCATCACGCGGCAAGCAAAGAAACCCTACTGGACCGAGATGGTCTATTGGCAGGAGCTAGACAGTGGACCAACTCCTTATGACGATCGGGACTACCCTTTTGTTCCTTATGTATCTCGCCGTCTTAGCGATGATCCTGAATCAATTATGGGGATCGTCCGCAACATCATCGACCCACAAGACGAGTACAACAAGCGATACAACAACCTCCTTGCCCACCTTAACTCGAGTTCGCATAGCGGATGGCTCAACCGAAAGGCCGGTGGAGCGAACCGCCAGGAACTAGAGGTCGTGGGCTCGAAGCCTGGCGTCGTCGTCGAGTATAGCGCACAGGCCCCCACACAGATCCACCCGGTCGAGATGTCTCAGGGGCACTTCAGCCTGCTACAGACGAGCGAGCGGAACATCCTTCGTATCTCCAGCATCAACGCTGAGATGATCGGGCAGACCACTCAGCAGACTGTCAGCGGTCGAGCAATTAAGGCCCGACAAAGTGGTGGTGCCACCGCGCTCCGTCCGAGGCTACGTGCGTTTGAGGAGTCATCCCTCGACCTCGCTCGTATGATGTTCTCGCGCATCCAGCAGTTCTACACGCCGGAGAAGATCCGTCGCATCATTGGCGTCGAGGAGTTGTCAGTGCCGATGGGTCCCGCTGGTAATAGCGTGTTCACTGATCCCATCAGTGGGATGCCAGTGCCTGAGGAAGTCATCTTCCAGTACCTCAACAAGGTGAAGAACGTCGAGTTCGACGTGGTGTTCACGACGCAGCCGCTCACAGCGAGCGAGCGTGATGCGCAGTACCAGACCGCCCTTCAGATGGCGACGCTGGTGACTCAGAGTGGGCGACCAATCGGTCCAGCGACCTTCAACGCCCTCATCGAGATGTCTAGCATGCCGACCAAGTTGGCGACGGCCCTCAAGATGGACTCGATGGTCCCGCCCACACAGGCCCCGAACGCCGCTGGGCAGACGAACACACTCAACAATGGTAGCCAACCAGCAAATGGTGATGGGGCCTCCGCAGGTGGTGGTGGTTCAGGTGATGGTCCGGCGAAGGCCGAGGCCGCGCAGCAACGCGAGGAGAAGAAGTAATGCCATACGGTGCAGGATCATACACGATGGGGCCGAAATCGACAGTGAAGAAGGGCAAGAAACCTACCAAGAAGCCTATGTCATTCGGCTTCGGAAAGAAGTAACATGGCCACGAAGTTTGAATCAGTCAGCGGGTCCTACGATCAGAAGCCCGAGGATAGCAACACCCAAGCGTCCAACAAGTTCAGTCACCCCTCGTTGAAGACCACGGATGATCTCCCGAAGCCCTCACACAAGGGCTCAAAGCCGACCGACTCCAAGGATCACTCCATCGGCTAAGGCGAAAGGCTGGTATGAATGACACAGTTGGAAAGCGCCGAGGTTCACCTTCCAGACTTTGAACCTGTACAGTCCGCCCTTGACCCTGGGGCGGAGGTTGATGTTGACCAAATTGCCTTCGTGCCCGAGATATTCGAGAAACTCCTCCAGAACGAGTGTAAGTTGTGGCAGAAGAAGCTGCGTCTGCAGGACTGGAACGTCCGCGTGCGTCTCTGTCGGCTCCATGAGATGCCGGATCGAGACTGCATTGGCGCGATTCGCCCCGTCATGGAGCGCAAGGACGCGAACCTACTCCTACTTTCACCGATGGATGCTCCGTTGGTGCAATCAGGCTTCCTGGCTGACGAAGAAATGAACTATGGGCTCACGATCGTCCACGAATTGCTGCACCTTCACCTCTATGCCTTCGCGCAGGATCTGACCCCGGAGCAAACCGTCGCCGAGGAACAGGCTGTGAACGCCATGAGCCGGTGTATTGTCGCTGCATATGCCTCACAGGTCAAGCCATTGACGCATGCACGGGCAAAACCTGCCCAACACGGGCATTACCTTTGACGTACCTTGGTGTAGACTACAAGTTCACGATATCGTTTCTATGGCGTCCAGCACACGCCTGACACTGGCCGAAGCATATGGCCACCAGGTGGTGCCTTGGGCGCATCGGGCTTCATAGCAGGGTGTCCTCCAGCACTCTACTACAATAACGGGCGTATTCGCTGGTCGCCGCAGCGCTGGTCGTCGCAGTTCGGACGAATGGAGGGTTTATGTCAGATAACATTGTGGATGACTCCCCAGAGATGGCGTTCGATGACCCCAAGATCGCTGAGTTTATAGCCTCAACGACGGGGGCCCCTGCGCCGGAACCTAAGGCGGATACTAAGGACGTAAAAACCAAGGCAGCTGTGTCGTCTACAGCTCCCGCGCCAAAGGACACTGAGGATGAGCCGGAAGAGACGCTTGACACACTCAAGGCTCGCGTAACGGGCCTACAGGCTGAGCTAACGCGACGGCGCGGGAACGCTGATCGGGTCGAGGCACTGGAACAAGAGGTCACGAACCTCAAGTCCAAGTCGTCCGCCCCTGCTGATGAGTTTGGGTGGATACGCAAGCTCGACGACGATGGTCTCTCCAGCAAGTCCGTGGACTGGGACGATGAGTTAGCAGATGCGCGTGCGAAATATGGTCGGGCTGAGGAGTCCGGCGATGATCGCGCGATGGAGCGTCAAGGCCACCGCATCTTGGTTGCCAAGAAGACACAAGCAGCCTTCCGCAAAGAGACACTTGACCGGACCCGGCGCGAACAGGCCCAAGCACAGGAGGCCCAGACCGAGGCGCAGTCCATTCAGTCTGAAATCACCGACATGCACGACACCATGACCGAGCTTCTGCCTGATCTGCTCACCAAGGGCAGCGACGCGTGGAATGCCGGGAATGACGAGTACGTCTCGCACCCGAAGTTGATGCAGAGGCTTGGTCCACTTGGCGAGGTTGTTGCCGCAGCGATGGCTGTGGTCCGCAACCCGGCCCTACTGGGCAAGACGACGCCAGCCGCGAGGCGTGACGTGATCGGCTCCTTAGAGAAGGCCGTAAAGAAGTCCCTCTCGACAGGTGTCAGTGCACAGTCCCAACCCCGATCCGTTGACGTGAACGTGGACACTGGCGAAGGCCTGGCCCGATTCAACGCGATGATCGAGAAAATCAAAGGCGGTTGACAGGCGAGCAATGCGATGACCCTGCTGACCGATTGTAGATGGCGAATCTAACAACGCAGTTTACTGATACTACGGCGTCCGACGCGACGCAGAGTATCTTCAATACGCTCCTGTTAGTCAGGGGCACCTATGCTCTGATCCACCAGGTCCCTGTCAAGAAGTACGCCCTGGCGCGGCGCAGCGGCAAAACGATGATATGGAGGCGCTACGAGTCTCTGGCCGTGGCGACTGCACCCCTGACGGAAGGTAACAATCCCGCAGGCAAGGCGAAGACCAAGACGGACGTGGCCGCTACGATCAAGCCCTATGGTGACTTCATCGAAGACACCGATATGGTGATCGACACGCAGCCGGATGCCCACACTGCTGAGAACGTCGAGTTGCTCGGCCAGCAAATGGGTGAGTCCTTCGATCAGCTCTACCGCGACTTGCTGAACAGCGCCACGAACATCGTGTACGCGAACGGCACGTCCGTTGTCACGGTGTCCAGCATCGTTGACAAGAACGACCTGGAGCGTGCCTACCGCTTGCTCCGTGTCAACAAAGCACGACCCTTCAGCCCGATGGTCATGGCTGGGCAGAATGTCGGGACTGGCCCGATCATGCCGAGCTATTGGGCCATGTGCGACGAACGTGTTGCGCACGACCTGCGACACACGGACGGGTTCCTCCTCCCTAGCGAATACGCCAGCAAGACCGGCGTGGTCGCGGGAGAGTTTGGCAGCGACAAGAATGGTATCCGCTTCTTGGCCTCGCCGAATGGCTACTTCACGACCGGCGCAACTGGCGTGACGATCGCGGGAACGGACCTCAAGAACACTGGCGGCTTCCTCGACATCTACTCCATCTTCATTGCAGGGATGGAAGCGGTCGGCGGAGTCAACCTCGCTGGTGGCAACGGAGGCGTCATCAAGCACGCGTTGGGCACGTCAGGTGTCTACGATGCCTTGAATATGCGTCAGTCAGTGGGTTGGAAGAAGTACGATGCCCGCGCCATACTTAATCAATCATTCCTTGCGCAAATCTATTGTGGCGTCAGTCTGTAAGGGGTAACATGCCGTACTACATGGTCACGCTGAACGGTGTTCCGTTACGCAAGTGGATGGACAAAGGTGAGGCGGAGGCCATGGCAGAGCGGTGGCAGGGCTCCCATGGTGGATATCGTGGGGGCTCTGGCCTACTCAAGATCGCCGATAGAGGTGATCACGTAGAAGTGAAAGAGGACCGCCAGGCAAACCGCGAGTTTGACGACCGCTACAAGGTCGCCAAAGCCGGTGAACGCCAGACGGTCAATTATGAACAACGGGTCGAGTCGATGGACGACGCAGACCCCGAAATGGTGAGGTAATATGTCACGCGAACTAGATGCGGCCATCGGTGCCGCGCACGAGATGACACGGCAACCCGAGGTCCGTCAAGCGGTGAACGCTGCGACAACCTCCGCCCCACAGAAGAAGTCACCCTCAGTGGTGACGCAAGCGAAGGGGCACCGTGTGCGCTTGCGGGATATGGACCACGCCCTCGAGGGGTGCGTCTCCACGCATGGTGGGGAGGATCGCTTCTCACTGCAACCGAATCAGTGGACGATCGTCTCGGACGACGTGTACACGATGCTCAAGGGCAAGTTCTACAAGCCCCAGACCTTCCAAACGGTGGACTGGAATGGGGACGTGAACAACCCGATGCGGCAGACCCGCTCAGAAGCGTACCAAGAGTATATTATCGAGTTCCCTGAGGAGGTAGAGTAATGCCAGCAGCAACAATCGTTTCAGCCAAAGCCAACGGCCCGTTCATAGGGTCTTACGTTGGATCGGCAGCGGCACAGAACATCTATATCGGGTTCAAGCCCGCCTTCATCAAGGGGTGGAACCGGACTGCTGGAGATGTCGTGTTCTACTGGTCCAAGGCGAGTGTCACCACGTATGTTAAAGTCGTCCTTGCAGCGGCCACCGTCTCGGGGGCTATTGCTGGGGTGGAAGACGCAAACGGGATCGGCTTCAGCCTTCCTGCCAGCGCCAACCAGACCGCAAATGAAGATGGCGACACCTTCGACTTCATCGCGTATCCTGAGTAATCATGTGAAAGGGGAGTCCTGCGGGGCGATGATCCTTCACTCTAGGAGTTAATATGCCAGCAGCAACAATAGTATCAGTCAAAGCAAATGGGCCGTTCGTTGGGTCTTACACCGGGACGACTGCCGCGCAGAACATCTACCTTGGGTTCAAACCCGCGATGATCGAAGCGTGGAATCGTACAGACGGTGACGTGGTGTTCATGTGGTCGAAGGCAATCCTGACGACATTGGTCAGTATTGACGCCGAAGCAGCCACCGAGAGCATCGTGATTGCTGGTGTTGAAGATGCAAGTGGGATTGGCTTTAGCCTTCCCAGTAACGCCGTAGTCAACGAGAACGCGAAGGTCTACGACTTTATCGCGTGGCCGGAGTAAGGAGGCGTTATGCAACATACTAGCTCACCACAAAATGAACTACTGAAGCGCAACGAGCGCGTCTGGCTCAGGCCAGGGCGCATCTACATTCCCGCGTGGCAGTTCTCAGGTCTAGACTACACAGCGACGGATATCACGTCGATGGGTACTGGTACACCAAGTGCTACCGAACTTCAGATCCAAGAGGTCAACACCTCCAGCATCACTGGGTTGGGAATGACAGCCAACGCAACGAGCGTTGGGCACTTCCTTGCGCTACCAGGCGACATTGACATCAGCCATCCGATCTACTTCAGTGTTGTTTGGACAGCCAACAACACCTCGGGGTCAGTGACATGGGATGTCTTGCATAAGGTATTCAAGAAGGACACGACGGTCCTTGGAACAGCCGAAGCAACCGTGGTTCTAAGTAAGGCCATCGGCGCCAAGACAATGGCCGGTGTCGCATATACGCTCATGGTGACGGACGAGGGCCGCTTGAACGGTGGCACACTCGCCGATACCACAGAGTACCTCCAGCTGGCCGTTGTGCGGACAACTGCCACGACGATCACTGAGTGCTTCCTCATTGGGCTCAACATCCGGTACACACCGAAGATGTTCCAGTATGGGTCGATGAAGCAAGAAGCGAAAGCTGCGACGTACATCGCGTCGGAGAAGTTCGCGAACTAACGGTGTCGGGAGGGGTGGCAACCCTGCCCCTCCACACTGTCACTATGGAGTCTAAATGCCACTCGTTGAACGACTTATGGGGCTGGCGGACGATGGCGTGACGCCCGCCCCCAACATCCACGTCCACGCCTTCTTTGCTGCGAACCACCAGCGCATTGAAGGACAACTGACACGGCAGCAGGTGATTGATATGTTTGTGCTCGACGCCGATGAGATCACCGAGTACGACACCCTCGCTGCCCTGGCACCCAACGGCTCTAGTGCCCTCGCGACAGCCCAGAAAGCCATGTTCATTGAGAGTATCCATGCGGTGTTTCTGTTAGCAGAGGAACGTATGACAGGATACACCACACCGGCACTGGTACGGGCGAAGTTGGGGATCTAAATGGCGTTAACTGTTGGTCAACATAATTTTGCGGTTAGTAGTAGTGCTTCGAGCTTAGGCGTGTCGCTCACCACGACCCTTGGAAGCGGGGTCATTGTCTGTGCGGCATGCAATGCAGCATTCACCATCGATAGTATTACTGAAAATAAAGGGTTAGGCCGAGCCAA